CGCCGACACAGTGGCAAATATGCCTTTGGTCGGAATTGTGAATGACTTTAGAACTCGTTTTGCCAGAGCAATCGAAGCCGCCCACGGCATAAAGGAGAATACATGAGTACAGCTCTCAGATGCCATAAATGCGGATATGACTTCAGCGGTTCAGGCGATTCAGCTCATGTTTGCCTACAACAACCCCGCACACAACCCAAGCAAGAGCAGGATAAGCCTGTGGCGGTGGTTACTGGAATGTACGGTGGACGTTTTACCTACGCACCAATCAAATCATCTGTGGTATTGCCTGTTGGTACGGCACTCTACACCCACCCACAACAACGCACATGGGTAGAACTTACTCAAGAAGAAACTTACGAACTATGGCAAGCTAGCCGATGCGGAGTCCCGCGATACTTAAATTTTGCAAGTTTGATTGATGCCAAACTCAAGGAAAAAAACAATGGATGACGATATTTGCAACATCCTCATGCTTTGCACAATCCTGTTTTTTGGAGCAGGATTTTTTACCGCTTTGCTCATTGCCACTTGGGTGATGATTGAAGCCTTGTCAGACTAAAACCTGATAGGCTTTCTGAGTCAATGCAATTCGTTCAGCAAGTCCAAAGATGCCACCATTGATTTTGCGAGTTACAGCCTCATAGTTCATGGCATCCGCCAAAGCATTGAGGTTATGTGTTGACCAGAACCAGCCAGCACTTAGCGCAGCGTATTTAGGCGAGGACACCAAATCGGGTGAGGCCACAAGATCGGCATTGACGGCCTGGCCAAAGTGCCAATACGAGTCATGCCCCGTGAGTTGGATACAACCCCTGCCTCTGAACTTGAACCCATCACCAGACGCTTCGTCACGATTGCCCATGCGTGAGGCGTAGACCTTGTTAGCAATCTTTTGGGGCTGGTGGGCGTAGGCATTAGCAATCTCCAAAGTAGGGAATCGGCTAGGCCACAATTTAATCAAAGTCTCGGCTTTGTAGTTTAAGTTTTCCTCAAGCGTTTTGAAGTTGTTGCACTCATGGCTGCATTGACCGATAAACGCTGCTTGCTGGCGAGGTGTTGCAATGTTGAATTTTGCAAACGTATCGTTAAGTGCAGGCGTCCATTCGATACCAATACCAAGTTGTTGGAGTTGTTCAGCGCTTACCATGAATGATCTCCCTCATTTTTGAGTACTGGTCAATGCAGGCGTTAAGTTCGACAATGGCTTGGTCTCCGTCTCCTGTGATGGTGACAAGAGCTTCACTAACCGATCTGTCAAGTTCGGCTCTCGTTTCTGTATCGCTAGAGGCGGTACATCCAGCTTGGGGGGTGACGTTGACGAACAACCGCTGCTCACCAGTATGGATAGCATTAACAAGCTGAGAGTTTTTAGTTGCCAAAGATTTTTTTGCTTGTGCGAGTTGAGCATCCGCTTGTTCCTTTGCGTCAGACATTTCCTGATTCTTTTTACCAATGACGATAGCATCTTCTGTCTCTTTCTCTTTGTAACCTTGGTGGTGTCCATAACCATAAACACCTGCCAAAGTCATTAAAACGCTTAAAATAACCCAAGGGTTCATCGTCATTCCTTAACCGATTGACGAGCCGCAGCCATAGCTTCACGCTCATGGTCTGGCTCAAGATGATTAGCAGGCGTAGAAGGCGCTGAAGGCGCAGACCATTCGGCTACTTGAATAGACTGCACAGGAGGAGCAACATAAGCCGCTGTGTTTGATTTGGCAGCGTTCATCATGTCTTTGGCCTCATTGCTCACGCCTTTGGTCAAGATGCCACCAATTCCGCCCACAATCAACAAAACAATGTCGTTCAACATCTTTGTGTAGGCTTGGTCAATCGGGGCCATTTGCTTAATCGGCTGAGTTACAAACGTCACCGAATACAACAAAGCAAACGTAATAAACGCAAATATCAGCGTCACCATAATGACGACAAACGCTCTGACGCGAACGTCTATCTCATCGGCAGTTAGCCTGGCATTGTTGGGCGCTAGGAGTTGTAACAGGATTTCCTTCAATTTTTTTCTCCAAGATAGGTGCTACAAGATACTCAGGACAGGTTTGGGTGAACTCACAAATTGGTTTTTGACATTGTGCATCACCAAAATGATTGGGGTCTTGGCAGATATATCGATAACGATCTTCACAGCCTGCCAGCAACAGTAAAAGAATGATGTACTTCATTTCCTTGCTTCCTCAATTTCTTTTTGAGCCTGTTGCAGTTTTCGCAAAGTATGCTCCATTGCCATTTCAGCCACATACGCTCGATACCAAACATATCCAGCCGCAGGCACTAACAAAGCAAACAACAACACCAACAAGATTAGTATTGCATGAAATCCTGAGTCGTCAGCCGCAGAGTAATCATCAAGCCCCACACCCACGCCGCCAGAAGCCCGAGCGTTACCGCCAAGGCGACCCGCATTTGTCGGCGCTTGCTGATTTCCTCGCGTAGCCATCTTGCCTCATTCCTTTTCCTGATTTGCTCACGCCTTGCGAATTCCTGTTCTTCAACAATCCGACTGTGCATCTTGAGAAACCTCGTGTATATGTCCTTTAACTCAGGGGGCGCATACACCATAGCCTCTCGTATCTCTATGCTCAAGTTCTCCAGTTGAAGTTCTACAAGCGCCCTATCCATTGCGTTCTTGGCGAGGTTTGCGTTTGGGTCGTAGACCGTGTTCGATGTTTCCTCAAGGTCTTTGTAATAATTTGTGAGCTTCTGATGCAAATCAAAGAAGTCTCCCATTTTTTGACCAACATCCACGATAAGCTGTGCTTGGAGTTCTTCAGAATCTTGGTGACGCTTGACTTTTTTAATAGGCTCTGCAACGGCGACAATAGCTTTCTTAACGCCAAATAAACTCTTGAACCAACCCCATATTCCAGAAACTTCTTTTGCAATGGCTTTAACGTCACCAATGGCACGTTCAGTCCCCTTCTTGAACTCCTCAATCGCCATGCGTCCTTCATGGAGTTGGTCGCAACCCGCTTTGATCTGTTTGACCAAAGTGACTGCGCCAAGAAGGAGGGTGATCGGGTCAATGGGCTACTCACTTTTTGCCAAGTTGCGACCAAAACAAAGTTGCCGCACCAAACGCACCAGCTATCCAAAGAATAGGCTTGGCAGCAGAAGCAATCCAGCCTAAGACCTTAAATGCGCCTTGTAACGATTGAAAAGCATCGACCAAACCTTTGGTGTTTGTATCAATTGAATCAATCTTTGTTTCCACCAAAACAAGGCGGTCATAGATTTCTTTGTGGGTAATGGTTTGTTCTTCCATCTCAACACCTTATGATTTCATGATGTATGCGAGAGCATAGTAAGGAGGCAGATTTGCGTTTGTTCCGCTTACACCAGTTGAATTGTTGGTTGTAGTGGTCGCAACGGAAACGCCAGTTGTTGAAGTGGTTGTCGAAGTTCCGTTAACTTGAGACCCTGAACCAGCAGCAGCAAAACCGCTGCCACCACCAGAAGAAGGAGCTGTGTAATTGTGGTGATGGCCAGGGTCTGTAACTGTTGAAGTTGAAGTGGCTGTATGGGTATGAGATACCACAATAGCGTCTGTTGAACCACCAGTTCCACCAACAGAATACAAATTACCCGCGCCAACAATGAATGAATCTTTTAGGTTAGGCGTTCCATTAGTACCGTCACACAACAACCAACCAGAAGGAATAGACCCAATTGAACCAGACCACAAAGAGATCAATCCACTAGGAATTGTTGCGCCACTAGATGATTGAACTCCAACAATACCATACAAGTTATCGTAAGTTTGAATGGTGTTGCCCACTGCGTCTTGCAGAACAAACTTGTAGTTAAAACCGTAAGTCAACCAAATTTCAGTCTGTGGGCGTCCATCTGAACCCAAGACAATAGGGTTGGTGTTGGCATACACACCACCGTTATCAGAGTAGGTCGCAAGCGGTGTGCTTGAACCTGCTTGATAGGTGTAGATTTGACCACCAGCTAAAGGCAAGCCTGTGCTAGTGAAAAATTGAAAACCGTTACCGATGGGTGCAAGATTAACGCTCATTTTTGTTCCTTACCAATGTCTGAAAGTTTTGCGCCTGCTGCTGGTTTCAATGATTCTTGAATTTGTTTTTCAGCCGCACGTTTTTGTAAAAATTGACGCCCCATAGTTCCAAGACCGCCAGTTTTTAAATTAATTGCTTGTTCAAGTCCTGTTTTTGCTTTTTCACCCAAGGCGGCTGTAAATGTGTTTGATTCATTTACATAACTGCCTTTGGGTCGAATTTGGGTGTATTTTGCAACATTTCCCAAAGCCTTTAATTGTCTTTCCACATCAGGGCCAACAATCGCAAGTAACTTAGGGTCGACTTGTGCCAATGCTTTGTTGTATCCAGCTTGGCTAAAGTTTCCACTTTCATTCACAATGCCTGATTTGCTTTTTAACCAGTTGACAATGCCAGCCGCCATTGTTTCTCTAGCTGTTGAATCTTGACCAAGAATTTGTACCATTTGGTCAATGTCTGCTTTTTTGCCATTGACAACAAATTTATTGATAAAGTCATCAGCAGCCACTTTGTCATTTACAGCGGCATTAAATGCTTTGTCTTTTTTAAGCAAATCAAATCGCTCTCTAGCCGCAGTTCTTGCCACATCAGCCAAAGGTTTAAGTTCCGCTGCATCACCCGTTAACGGCAAATCTTCAAGAGCTTGGCGAACAATGCCAGCCGCAGCCGCCGCATTACCATCGCCCGTTCTTTCGGCTTTTCTAATTTCAGCCGCCAAGTTTGTACGCATGGCTTCAAATTGCTCAAACGTCATTGGCTCACCAGCTTTGAATGATTCTAGTTGTTTGGCAATAGCAGGAGACAAAAAATCTGTTTTAAGTTCTTTACGCAAATTAGCAAAAGCATTATTGGCGACTTCTTGCCCATTTACAGGGAATTCACCACCAGCGGCTTCTTTCAAAGCGTTGTACTTTTCAGTAATGCCTTGTTTAAGATGATTGTCAAGTTCTTTGTAAGAATTGATAATTGCTTCGCCATTTTCTACGTGATTTGTACCGTATACGTTAGGCGCGGCTTGATCTCTGATTGCGTTTAAATTTTCTATCAGTTGACCATTTTGCTCGTTAAAACGATTTGCAAGTTCTTGATTTTTTGCCCGACTATTCCATTCATTTGAAATCTTATGAATGTCTTGCGTTGCTTGACCTTCCGTCAATCTCACAGGGATAGGCAAAGAGTCAGCTTCAATGTGTCTTTGCAATACAGGTAAGTTAACCTCATGAGGCGGCAATTTAGAAATTTCAGTTTGAATTTCAGGGCTTGCATGGGCAATGGCTTCTTTAATGGAAGCCTCGTTGGTTGTTGCGGCAGCGCCAGCGTTTTGCATTGAACTGACAGTAGGCTTGACGCCTTGACGCTCAATTGTTACTTCTGGAATAGCGGCTTTAACAGCGGCACGATTTGCCTGCGCTCCAACCAATGATTGAGCTTCAGGAAAAACAGGCGGCAATTTAGATGCTTCAAAAGCATTTTGCAATGATTGCACATACTCTTGACCTTTAGCCGTTCTTGGCTGATAAGTCATTTGCTGCATTAAGTTACGAGCTTGTTCTTCTGGATTGCCGCCACGAACGCCATAAACCAAACCAGTAGCCGCCGCCAATGGAGCAGCAACAGCGCCAGTTAATGCGGTCAACCCAGCCTCGCCAACACCAGCAACGGTTTGATTAAATTTGTGACGAGCTTCAAATGCTTTTTGAATGGCATCAGCAACCATGCCATTTGGTTGTTCTTCTTTTGGTTGTTCTGCGGCAGGTGTTTGCTCCCACAAATCAGCCAAGTTAGAAGTGGCTTCTGAGCCGATTTGTGTACCAGGCACATACGTAGAAAACGCATTGCGCTTAGGAGCAACATCTTGCGTTGTCTTTTTTTCAGTAGTGGGCGCGTCCCACAATTCGGCTAGAGTTCCCATTATTGAATAATCCCTAATGCTCTTGCTTGCTTGATTTTGTTGCTCATCTCTTGTTGTTGAGCAGGCGACATAGATGATTTTAATTTAGCGACTTCTTGAGGTGTCATTTCTTGGAAAAGACGGAAGTCTGAAAAATTGTTAAACGTATCCAATTTGCGTTTGTATTCAGCAGGGTTGTTGATTGAAGAAGAAAGGTAAGCGGCTTTTGCCAACTTCATTTTTTCCATGCCAATCAATTGATCTGAAACGCGCAACATCGCCTCCTTGGTCATCTTGGCGTTAGGCGTTGCCATTTCAGCAATTGAACGAGCGGCATCGGTATTTCCACCAGCCAATGCCAACAACTTAGAATTTTTAGCCAATTCGTCTGTGGATGATGTTTCAAGTTCAGCAACAGGGATACCAACAGACTGAGCCAAGCCAGACAAGAATTTTTTGCGCTCGCCACCAACACCAGTAAACGATTCAGGTGTAAGTTGTTTGATTTTTTGAAATGTTGCAATGCGGTTTTGAGCCGCAGAAGCATCAGCCATTGTTTGCGAAATGTCAGATTTGACAAGACCGCCAACAGCTTCTTGGGTGGCTTGTTGGGCAGAACCAAGACCTGTAATCAATTTTTGATTTTTTGTTGGCGCATTTCCAAGAAGCTGTCTTTCTCCAGTTTCAGGATTAACGATTTCAGTTGTTGGCGGCAATTCCATTTTGACCGCTGGCGCTTGACCTGGGCCACCACTTTGATAAGGCGATGTGTACACAGGCACAGCGTACTGGCCTTGGTTAATGTAAGTAGGCGCTTTGTTAACTTGACCAAATTGCTCTGTATTAGTGCCTGCTTGTTGTACACCATTAGCGATTGTTTGAATCACTCGTTGAGCGCCAGCAGCACCATGCTTGTCAATGTGCTCCAACAATTTGTCGTGCATTTTGCTTTCATGCTCAGGCACACCAATGACGTTAACCAAATAATCCTTAGCTTCGTTTAATTTTTCTTTAATAGCTTCAGGATTAGGATTTTTAGGATTGAAATCAGGGTCGGTTAACAAGCCGCCATAGGTCTTGCGTGTTTGATCTTGATAGTAAGCGTTCAATTCTGAATTTGCTTTTTTAGACCCAGTTTCAGCCGTAGATGTTCTAGCCGCAGCCTCACGCACAGCCAAAGGCGATGTTTGTTGCGCTTGTTGCAATTCCAATTGAGCTTTTTGAAGCTGCAACGGATTAAGTTGTTGCGACTGTTTGTATGCTTGGATGCCACCAGCCAAGTTCACCATGTCCGCAAGAGTCATATTTTTGGGAGGCTGAATCTGCGTAGCAACAGGAGTTGTGGTTAAGTCAGCCATGATTAATCCTCCTGAACTAAATTAGCGCCAAAATTGTTTAACTTTTGCGTTGGCTGCAAACTGTAATCCAATTGCGAAACAGGTGTAACTGGCGTTGAAGAAGGCGTATAGCCTCCTTGATTTTTATTCAACAAATTGTTTAAAAAGTAAGCGTTTCCAGCGCCCTGCAAACCGCCAGACAAAGCGTTTGCCGAACCAATAGTTCCAGCCGCTTGAGCCGCCGCGCCACCAATAGCTGTTTGGCCTAATGCGCCAGCAGTGTTGGAGGCCAAGTTAGCAGTTGTATTTTGAGCGTTTTGACCCAAGCCAGCAATATCAGCCAAAGTGTTGTAAATGCCTGTGCGCTGAGTTTGATAATTTTGAAAAGCGTTTTGATAAGCGTTACCAGCGTAATCTTGCGTAAATTGATTCAAACCTTGCAAGGCATTACCACCAATAGCACCACCACCCACGTTTGCAGCACGTTGGTTAGTCATCTGACCTTGGTTAAGCATAAAATCATAATTAGGCGCTAAACCATTTTGCAAATCTGTTGCATTGAATTGATGCGTTAGATAACCAGAACCTGTGCCTGTTCCTGTTGGATTCCCATTAGCATCATACATTCCGTATGTGCCAGAACCCAATGACCCAAGAGTGTTTAATGCTTGGTAACCAGCCGCACGATTTGGTGCAAGTTGTTGGTTTTGCGTGTCAAACATCTGCTTTTGGATATCGGCAGCATATCTAGCAGCACCAGCTTGTGTATCAGCAGCACTTTCAGCAGCGCCAGCACCAAACAAACCACCCAAGAGGCTACCGCCTCCCATAATTGCTGCGCCAGTAAGAGAACCTAAAGGCATATTAACCCCTTTGAATCAAAATTTCATCGACCTTTTCTGGGTCGGTTTCATCAGTTGCGTGGACACAAAACCAAACACAATCTTCAAGACTTGTGATTTTGTGAAAAACACCCGCTTTAATTTCAATACAAGCAGGCGCTTTAAATTCTTTTTCCCAATCATCAGTTTCAACAAGAACTCGACCTTTTGCCAAAATAGACAAATGCGAGTAATTGTGAGCGTGTTGACAAGCCTGATAATTTGCTGGAATGGTCATTTCCTTGGCGTATAGCCCATCAGAAAAATGATGTACAACACATGGGTTAACTTCAAAAGTGCCCAATTTTTCAGCAAATTCTTGTGCAATTGTCATGTTATTGATTGTAATACGGGACTTTGAAAGGTTTACCATTTACCGTAATGTTTATAAAACCTACGGGCGCAGCAGGAAGGCTACCAGAGCCTGTCGTTGCTGTGGTTGCCGATGAGAAGTTCAACAGATTAAGAAAGAACTGTTGCCAAGCACGAGTCGGGCGTTTGGTTGAGCTATCCAAAAACTCTGACTGCGGGTATGGGTTTGTTTGCGTTGAGCCGTAAATTCCACCAGCCATTAGTTTTCTCCTTCAGAAGCTTTAAGGTTGGCAGAAACAATGACCGCTTTCACAGGGTCTGAGACAACGACTTCATACACTCGATCTCGGGCTGTACCCAATCTGCGCCAAATGGCACGATTCTTGTATTTGCCTTCAAGACCAATAGAAACCCAGTATTCACGCGACCATGTAGAGCCACCGTCATTTGACCAGCGCAACATAGCTTGAGGGTTTGCACCTACAACTTCTTGATTTAACGGTGTAGTGATACCAGATAAACCAACACCAGGTTGAAATTGAATTTGTAACTCATCAAAAAATTGACGTTGCAAATCAGTCACTAAATGAGGGCAGCGGCGCAATCTACGCACGTTTTGACCGTTATCAGTGTAATTAGTGGAGTCAATCTCGTAAATGTTGCCGTTGGAATAGTCCCCACAGAGAACCATGCCCTGAAACAACGCAGCACAATTACCACGGTGACGCTCATATTGGCCTAAGTTGTTTGTGTACAACCACTTATGCCACATACCTGTTGTAACGTCATAAGCCCAAGTCAGGCCGTTTGTGCCGATACTTGGAAATGTCACCACATAAACTTCATGGCCTTCTAATTGATAAGTCCATGAAATAGCGTCTGAAATCTTTTGGTTGACCAGTGTATTTTCAACTGCGTGAGTTGAGATACGCTGTGGCTGATAGCCGTTCATTTGCATGACTTGGGCTTGACCACGGCTGTTTTGCGACACATAAGCAAATGAGTTACCCACGCGAGACATGGAAAACTTAGCTGCGATACCGTGTTGCGTAGAAGTGCCTGGAATCCGTTGGAATGGGAAAGGCACAGCGCCCACATCCACCCACGCCTCAGATGATGCCTCACCCAACAAATAAACTTCTCGGTGGTCAACAATAAGGGAGACAAGGTTATCAGGCGCACCGTCTTTGGCTGAATAGCTGAGAGCAGGGCTAACAGGAGACAAAAGGTTAGAAGCGCCCCATTGTTGGCTATTTGGTCGGTTATAGACAAAATAATTGTCCACAATGTCCACAGTATTACCGCCAGTAAACGCACCGTCAGACGATGGAATAACCGTCCAATTTAGGGCATACAAAGTCTCAGACGCAACGGTTTGAGAGGTACTGACTGTGTATGTTCCTGTGCCGCCTGTGCCAGTTCCAAGGGCAGTAATCATAGTGTTGGCTGTAACACCAGCGCCTTGGATTGTCTGCCCAACATAAAGAGTACCGCTAGACACAGCGCTGACTGTCAACGTAGTGCCAGCAATTGCGCCAGTTACAATAGCGCCGCTTGAAGATGTGTAAAACTGAGAAGAAATAAGGTTTTGGTTAATGTTGATCGTATACGTACCAACACCACCACTACCTGTTCCAAGCGCAGTAATCACGGTTTCTTGAGCGCCACCGATAGCAAAGAATTGCTGTCCAACAGCAATAGTCCCCGATTTAACAGAAGTAACCGTCAGGGTAGTACCTGATGTTGACCCTGTGAAAATCGCAGCCGTTTGCGTACCAATAACCCATGTATAACGGTAAGTTCCATCCACAATGTAGACGTTAATTCCGTTGTCAGAAATTGATACCCGACCAGATGTTGAGTTCAGTTGACCGATGATGACAGGAGTTAACGCAGTATTTAATGCGTAAACGTATGAGCCACACACAGCAACAAGAATATTCCCACCAGACAAAGTACGCAAGCCGCGCACTTCCTGTTGATTTGGTAAAGTGGCTTGAATTGTCAGCCCAGGCGTTGGGTATAAAGCAACCACGCCACGAGCGCCATCAGGCTTCGTAGGGTCAACTTCAGGGCGAAAGTTAATACACTCCTGTGCATCTTGATAGATGGAAGGAGCTTCGTAACTTGCGCCAACAAAGCCAAAATCAGCCATTAATTACTCCCTTGGCACGTAGGATTTGCCAGCCAAAAGTGTTTTGATGGATGGCAAACTGATGCCATATTGTTTTGAAAGTTCACGAGCAGAAACGCCTTGCTTACGCAATTCTCTAATTTCTTGCGCTTGAGACATAGACAATTTGCAACGAGGGCCTTTATCGCCTGTGTAATCTGGACTGCGACCTTTTGCAGCTTTGTCAGCCATGTTGTCGGCATGAGTTCCAACAAATAAATGTTTTGGATTGCAACAAGATGGATTGTCGCAAGTGTGCAAAAGAAAACCAGATTCTGATGAATTTCTTGGCGCATTCCATTGAATGACGCCAGGATTGACAAGATCAAAAATAACACGATGGGCATAGTAAGAGTATTCATTAATTTGAACCCTTCCATATCCTTGTTCATTTTTAAGTCCCATCCAATTCCAACATTCATTTTCAGTTTTTTTATCAACTTTTGACCACAAAACTTCAGGCGTGTTTGCTGGCTTTCCTGGAGGTCGAGGGCCTTCTCCATTCTTTTTTCTCCAGTAATAAGCCTTTGCATATTCTCTTTGTTTCCTGCGTTTTTCTTCAAGTTGTTGCGTTGTTATGTTCATGATTGCTCCTTTTAAATGAACAATCACATTATACATCAATCCGTCAACGGAAGAAACCCCCCGAAAGTATCCAACCAGCATCCTTGGATTTGCCAACCAGCAGCGAATCAGGGTAGCGAGATACTTGAGGTGGTTTCATGTTTGTACGTTTCACCGTAGCTTTAGCCTGCGATGCAAACGCATTAATCATCTGAATTTGTGTAGCACTTGCTTTGCCATACATAGGCATCAAGCGTTCAGCCAAACACCAGCGCAAGGCGTTTGTATAGCCTTGTGGCAATGCCAAGTTGTCAAAGTAAGTGTTATATCTAGCAAAGATTTGATTGGCAAAGATGTGCATCTCACCCTGAGAAGGGTTAGGCCACACATAAATGTTTCCAAGAATCTCTGTTGGCTGGTAATAGATCGCTTTAGGCCAAGGGCCATTCAACGTCTTGAGGCCAATCATCTCGTAATCTTCAAGATTCAAGATTGCAACAGGGTAATCTAGACCGCCGTTGACAATTGGCACACCGTTGGAGTTAGTGTTAATACGTACAAAAGACGAATCAATCGCCAATGGTCGCTCGTAATAACCTGTGATTGTGGTGGATGCAACGGTCTGGCTGACGTTCAATTGGTATGTGCCAACTTCGTTCACGTTGTTGCCTGCGCCTGTTAAAAAGCCAACAATGCGCGTTCCTGCGGTAATACCCGAGCCGCTAAGATACTGATTCAGGTTAATAGCGCCAGAGTTAATGCCCGTGACGGTCAAGACGTTGCCAGTAATAGACCCTGTAAAGCTGGCGTTGATGTTACCAGTAGGGCCAATCGTGTATTGCGTTTGACCAGGCACAATCGGAAATACGATCTCGGTTTTGTAGAAAACCATCATATCTTCGTTTGACCATTGGTCAATCATATCGTTGAGCATATCAAAAGCGTCTGCGGCGGCTTCAGGAGTAGGAGATTCCCCTGCCTCCAAAGCGCCGATGTCTTTTAATGCTCTGCTAATGATGTCAAATGGTACAGCCATGATTTAACCCAAATTTGGTGTGAAAACTTGGGCAACCCAAGGCGGCAACACGGTTTTCTTTTCCATGTTGGCAAGCTGTTGCGCTAGGCGTGATTCTATGATATTTTCGCCATGTTGGGTAGCATCTTCTTTGACCCAATTAATCACATCTTCCTCGGTGACTTCTGCATAAGGCTTGGCCAAAATTGGGTCGCCAAACCGCCAATATCCTTCTGTATCCACAGAATAATCACCATCTATCGCAGTAACGTGATACTTGGCTTCGGTAATCAAGCCATCTGTGGCTTTGACTTCTGAAATTTTCCAATTAAATGTTGTCATTTTTAAATCCAAGATTGCTTAGACTCATCCCATCCATAAGTTCCAGAACTTTGAGGCGTTGGAGGTGTCCAAACATTGTTGATTAAAGTCCAGCTATTGCATGGATTACCATGAATGTCGTTAGGTCTTGGCGCAGTAAAAATATTGTTTTGATATGTCCATCCAACACTTGCGCCATTTGCGATTACTGCAATTGTTCCTTCTGGAAATGCAGGCGGCGGGTTTGAAGGCTCGTTTTCATAATCAATGATATTGATTACTGAAGTGCCTTGAATAATTGCGTAAACAGTCATTTTTTACCTTAAAAATAAGCTGTTATATAAATAATGCCAGAGCCTCCAGAAGCCCCTGCAAAACCATTCGTTCCCGCCGAAGCGCCAGAACCTCCAGCACCAATTGCATAAGAATAACTTGCAGATGGAGAATTTATACATGCTTCAATGTAACCACCAGCGCCGCCGCCGCCTCCCATGCCACCGCCTGAGGAATTTGTACCGCCGCCGCCGCCGCCACCACCTGAATTGGCTGCACCAGCGCCAGAAGCTGCATTGGCATTACCAGCACCATTACCTCCCAAAGCAGAAGCACCACCAGGCATACCTGATTGATAATTTCCTACAGTTGTAAAGGCAGCACCTGCATTACCACTTCCTCCAGAAATAGCTATGCCAGATGCTCCAGAGCCAATAGTTGCACTGCCACCATAAGCAACAGTGCTATTGTTTTGAGATGTTCCACCCGACCCGCCATTACAGGTTAAAAATGACGAACCAAATGTGGTGTTTCCACCTGAAGAACCGTTATTAGTCCCGCCACCGCCGCCGCCACCACCTCCACCGCCGCCAACCATTTTTATAGTTAGATATTTAGCGTTTGTTGGTGTTGTATAAGTTCCTGAACCACTTGTATAAACAGTAACTTGTGGCGCTGCATGACTTACTTGTGTAGAACCATCGGGGAAAGTAATGTTTGTTCCAACATTAAAAATAGGAGCACTGTAAGTTCCCGTTGAAGGATTCCATTTTAATTTAGTAGAAGAAACATACTCACCCAAGTTTCCTGTGGTGTTTGTTTTCCAAACAGGATACATGGTCGCATTAGTTGACGTATCGTCAGTGGTTGCGGTATTTGTGGCGTTAGTCGCTGTGGTGGCTGTGGTCGCAGTTCCAGCATTACCGTCAATGCTTGTGCCTGTCAGGGTCTGGCTGGCGCTTGCTCGGTTAAGGGCAATGGCTGTCGTGCCAATGTAGAGGCTTGAATTGCCCAAAACGCCAGTAGGAATTGTGCCTGTCAAGTTACCAGCGGTTAGGCTTGTCAAAGAAGCGCCAGAGCCGCTGAACCCTGTGGCTGTCAGTACACCAGTGGAAGGGTTGTATTGGTACTTGGTGGAACTTGTATATTCAGTCGATACAGTACCAGATGTTGCATTGGCAAACAGAGGATAACGAGTGGCGTTAGTGGTTGTATCGTCACTGAGGCTGATGGATGACGCAGGGGTAGACCATGTGGGAGTGCCAGAACCGTTTGAGGTTAGGACTTGTCCAGTAGAGCCAGCAGCACTAAATGCGTAAGCAGTACCAGTGCCGTAGGCAATAGCACCAGCAGTAGGAGTAGCCGTTCCATTTGTACCGCCTCCATTAATGCCGACCACACCCCATGCTGGCGCAGCGGTTGAACCGCCTGTAACCAAGGCCTGGCCAGAAGTTCCGTAGCCTGTTGTTCCGCTTAATGCAGGAGTTGTTCCAAGGTTTGTTGAAAAACCAAGAGCGCCTGAACTGTTGATTACATGAGCATATTGGCCTGTTGAACCCCAAGCAAAATAGCTTTTATATCCGTTGCCAGACCCAAAAGTAATGTCTCCATCGTGACCAGAAAAATAAATCCCGTTGTTAATAGAGTAAAAATCAGATGGTGTACCAGATGAGTAAACAGATGA